GTCTGGTGGACCATACTTATCTTCTCTGTCGTCGACTTGAACTTGTGCTTCACGAAGTATTTGTTTTGCTTTCATCTTATAAACTTAAAATAAAAGTAAATGTTAAACAATACTGATATTAATATTGCTAATGGAAGCATAACTACAAAAAGATAAACATTTGTTTCTTGATAAGTTATTCCTAATATAGCTGAAACTTCTACGAGTGTTAGAACACACCAATCAAATATATCATCTACCATATCTGTAACACCTTTTTTGTTGAAATATATTTTGGTAATCGAACTCTGTTGAAAGACTTTCGTATTACTTTTTTGCCTTTACGTTTGGCTCTATCAAACAAATCTAAGTTCTCATTTGATTTGATAGCACCACCTAAGGGTGAGTTGCTTTTAATAACAATGGTTGCTGGTCGATATACACGACCATACTTATCCCATGTTTCTGCTCTTGGATCATCAATAAAACTCATAACTTCCTCCTTATTCGTTTTCCTGTTAGTTTCATTGCTTCTAATAAATTGTCAACATCCACTGGTGTTAAATATTTTACACGGCTCATAGAAATGTATTGAATATTTTTTTTTCGTATAAGGCGCAACATACTTGCTTCAGTTATTTGATGTTGTTCTTCCCTAGCACACTTGGAACGAAGTTCAGTTGCAAGTTGCTTGAGAGATATAAGGTCTAGCATTTCCTTATATCTCTCTGAGATGTTAGAACTGGTCATTCCATTCATCTGGGTTTTTGAAACTGTCCTTGATTTCTTGTATTTTGTCGTCGGCAGTTTCGTTTGGTTTGGTTGTGATGTTGGCAGTGTCACTTGTCATTTTGTCAGTGATACTTGCTTTGAGATATTTAGTTCCCTCTTGAGCATGACCTTGAGGAAACTCATTTACCCAAAAAGCAATACGTCTATCTTCACCAAATGGTCCAGAGAAGTCAGGTGCATTTGGGTTTGCATCTGCTTCTTTAATATATATTGGTGAAACTTTCTGATAGAGTTCGTAATACTTTTCTCCATCTTTAGTTTGACAAGCCATTAACAAAGTATTTTTTTCTTCACCTTTGTTATTAACCTTACCAATGGCACGAAGAACTTGATCTGTTCTTGGTTTCCATAAGACACCTTTGTCTGTATCATCATAATCACTCATGCAAAATCTCCTTTGTTAGATGATTGTGGTTGTTTTGGTTGTACTTTACCAGTTGGTACGTTAATACCACTTGCCTTGTTGCCGTCGTCATCTTCTGATGGCAATGCAAACAATGCTTGCAGAGCATATCGCTTTGCATATGTTATAGCTGACCCCAGCTTTTGAGGATCATGCAAGTTAGGTACAAGACATGGAACTGGTAGTTCTTTGCTTGTGCTACTAGGAACATGAGTAGCAGTAGCAATGATAATTAGATTACCAGTTTCTGTAACTCTTGATTGATAACCATACAGTATTCCATATTTGTTACCATGATCACAAGCCTTCATTACTTCTTCAAGACTAGCATATGTGCTTTTGAAAAAAGGATTTTTGGTAGACTTGGTTGCAGTAATATTGTCTTGTTGAAATAACAACATTGCTTCATCAATATTTTTTGGAGCGATTGTCTGTTGCTTTTTCGGTTGTGTTGTATTAGGTTTTTTATCATTCATTATAATTTCTCCCATGAAATGATTTTGAAAATATGATTGGGTGTAGCATTTGTTTCCTCATGCTACATCCAGTTTGTTTTGGAGAGCAACTCTCCGACCATTCTTAGTTCTGTAAACTCTCACCTGGTCATTGTAAACTTCTCTATCTGTATCTTTCAACTCTTCAAGAAGTGATTTCTTTGCTTCTGCATTTGCTTTTGCTGATACCAATGTGCTTGCATATATATCTGCACTTGATGTAAATGAATTACTTTTACTTACATCTCTAGCAATCAAGCCGTCGACAATAACTTTATCAACAGATACTTCTTTGATTGCAACTTGTTCCATTGGTGGTGGTGTATCATCTCTGACATAAGCCCAAAAGTTTTTGACATTGATCATAGTCTTATCAAAGTATTCTCTACTCCTACCTATCCAGCAAACTTCATGTCTGTTGTTACCAAACAATACAGATAGATATGCTTTCTCAATCTTAGCTACATTGAGATAGAATTGTATTTGTGGCATATAGTCACTGCATACATTATCTAATCTGTTATTTGCATGAGTATGTTTGAACTCAACTAAGTAAGTATCAAAATTACTTTCATCATTGGAAGCATAGATGCAATCAATGTTAGCAACGATAACATCTGGATCATCAAAAAGCTGCAATGATAAAGTTTGATCTACTTTCTTTGGTTGCCAATACTCAGTACGTTCTTCATAGAATATACTGTGCATCATTTCTTCATTGCCACCTGTCATATGTTTTCTAAACCAAGCATGATTCAATGCTTCAGTTGTTGCACCCATAGCTACTGGTAATACATCTGAAAGATCAGGTGACTGCTTACGACCGGTCTTGATCTCCCACATTTCAAACCAGTTGTTGGGGTCTTGTAATTTGGCGACGTCTGAGCCACCGATTGTACCTTTTCGGTTCATATTTACTCCTCTACTTTTGGTTACAATTTACTACTATTCGTTACTTATTGCAAGTATTTAATGCGTTCATGCAAGGCATTGGTTAGCTTTTTTCTTAGCATAAACTTATCACCGCAGAATTTATAGATGTCTGCGTATGAAGGATACCACTCTTTGTACTTTGTCATGTAGTCAATACACTTTATCATTATATCTGCTGGTATTTTATCTACATGATTTATTTGCTGAACAAGAGAACGTATCTTCAATTCTAAATCTTCTTCATCAAAGTTTTGTTTGTTCATCATTGAAAACATAATCGTAAGTCTGGCTAACAAGTCATCATCCTCAAGTGTAGTAGAATAACCTTTTGATACTTTCAAAGCACGGTGTAACTTCTCTTTGTCATCTGAATGTATGACTATTCTGTTAACTGATATTTTACCATCTTGATAAGACTCTTCTATATCAATCATTCCTGATAGTTCTAATAACACTGACAAGCGAACTTCTTTGTCTATTGCGATTGGATTTCCTCCTTCCAGTTTGGACACTAGGTAATACTTGTTTTCCCTCTCTGTTAACTCCAGCGAACTCTGCGACTCTTTGACACCAGCTTCTGTAGTGCTTGAATGGTACTGCGATTGTTGAGTTGGCATAATATTTTTTATACTTGATAATTTCTTTGGCATGATCTATCTCTCCAAATTCATTGTTAAGGATTTCTTTCTCAGCATCAGATGGCATCCATTGTTTCCATACATCTTTCTGCTGTTCTGTATCGACGACTTTCTTTATTACTTCTCTATTAGGGTGTCTGTCTGATACTGGTGTAGTGTCACTCTGACACTGGTTCTTTCTGATGACTTTGTATTCAAAAAGAAATTCGTAATGATTAGACTTACCACGATCAGGATGTTTGTGTATTAACTTAAGATCAACCAGCTTTTTCAAACATCTGATTACTGTACTTCTTGATAGACCAGTTAGTTTTACCAGCCTATCTATTGATGGAAAGCAGTGTCCAGTATTGCTGTTCTCATGATGTGCAAGTGTTACAAGTACCCACTTTGCAAGACCATCTGATAGTTCAATATCCATAACTGCTGAGACTCTTTTGAAACTCATATCGTTTACCTCTTGACATTGTATGGTTTGTATTGATACATATAGATTATTCGTTATCCTCTACTAAATACTCCCTCATGGATTGTGTCCCCTCTCCATGAGGGTTTTTTATTTAGGAAATAATTGAATTACATTTCCTTTTTTGACGACGACTCTTTCTTCTGGTGACATCAATAATCTTATATCGATTGCTCTACCATCTACTTGAAAGTTCATTTCCCATTCGCCATCAAACTTTTCATTCAAGAACTCTTCAAGTTCTTCAATAAAATTATTTGTTAGACCATTATAAGTATCTCTCAATTTTCATTCTCCTCTGTTTGAAATCTGACCAGGTGTAATACTTTTGTATTCTTCACATTGAAACACATAAATGCTTCACCATTCTTTTGCTTCAACAAAAGTAAATCGTTATCATAATTATTATTTTTTTTCCCAAGATATTTTGAGATCAAAGCAAAACCATTATGTCTGTATTTGCTTTCGCATAATAAGTCTATTGATGTTATGTAATTACCATCCCCAAATATATTGACATTCAAATCAATATCACTTGGATAATCTTTTAATGCACCTGATAATGGCTGTCGCTTTGCTCGCCATCCCCAGCTATTGAAAAGATTTACCCACCATCTTTCATGGTAACTTCCTTTGTTCTTTTCGTTTGACATTCGCACCTCCAATAGTTTGAATTGTTATTCCTAATTCAAGTGCATCAAGCCAGCAACTAAACATAAATCCCGATGGCACTCTCTTAAATGTTTCCCACTTCTGCATCAGACTTGGTTCGATACCCATTTCACCAGCCAATGCTTCTTGGCTCATACCTTTTTTATTTCGATATTTTTTTAAATCGCTTATAATTTTTTGCCAGTTCTCTGTTATTTTTACTGGCCTTTTGTAATGAGTAAAGTGCATCTTCAACCTTTAAAGCTGTTGCGTGTTTCAACTCAGCACCATTGATTGCACGATAATATGTAGACATATCAATACCTGAGTGTTTCCATGCTTGTATCAAAGATATATCTATCTTCCTAGATATTCTTATTAATTCAACTATATAACTATTCATAATCACACCTTACTGCATTAACGCAATGAACACAACCACACGGCTTGTTTGGGTTAGCCGTGTTGGTTGTGTATCTCAATGGTAGTACCACCATAGGTATCCTACATTTTATGGACATTGAGAATCTTTTTTATAAACATTATTTTTTTCTAAAATACTTTCAACATCATCATAGATTTCATTAAATATTTCTTGATGAATGTCTGTATATTTATAATGTCCACATTCTGTTTTTTCTAAACAAGTTAAACCATATTTTTCTTCCATCAATTTAGATGCAAAATCTAATTGAATACCAAGAAATCTTGTAGCTGGAATATAATATACAGTAGCTGGCTTATCTTTATTCATCATCCATCTCCTTTAAGTATTCTTCTGCTGATGAATATTCATAGCCATCACCACATACAACACAATCTTGCCAGCCTATTGCTTCATTGATTCCATCAACAAAAGCAGTCATTTCTTTTTCGTTTTCGAAATAATATTCGCTGGTGTCGTTGTTATCCATACCCCATACGACTTCAATTTTGATGTCGCTTTGTTTAGTATAGTCAACCATCACTTACCTCCATATCTACTATTTTAGTTAGAAGTTTTAATTTAATATCAAACTCTAAATTTCTTACAGCTGGTGCTATTCCTTTGTCTGCACTATTATTTATATTTGCTGTATCCCAAAGATTTATTATATCTTTGACTAATAGTTTTTTGATATTGTCTAGTATTTCAGTCGGTGTATTTTTAGCCATTGACTTCCTCCTGATCTACATACCAATGAAACGATTCAACTGAGTACATATTACCTTTCATGTAATCTTCAATGAGTCTGTTGATATTGACTAACTCATTCTCAGCCAGCTTGTAAAAGCCTGGTGTAGTTTTATCTCTTGTAAGATATATCTTGAGTTTGATTCTACAGTTAAGACTTACAGATATTTCTTTTAAGGTTTCTTTAGCACCTATGTCGACGACCTTACCCATTAGTAACCTCCATCTTTATTTGCCATGATTGCTTTTGCTTCAGCTTCTTCAGCAAGAGCATCAAGTATATTATTACATTCAACTTCAAACACACCGATTGGACTTGAGTTTGTAATCTCAATACCTCTATCTCTTAGACTTTGAATAAACCTAAGACATTCGATAGGTGAGTCACCAAACTCAGTTTTCATTGAGTCAACAACCTTGTTTGCTATTTGATTTAAGATATTGTCAGCCGTCATGGCTTCGCTATTTGATAAATTCATTCGTTATTCTCCTCTATATTTATCAAAGTGTTATATATTATTGCATGAACGCAATAGATTATGCAACCTTTTTCTGCAATGATCTTGCAATATTTTTGCGTTGATAATCATTGAGAAAAGAGACTGCGTGTTTAGCCAAAGACATTGCATCCCATAGTGTCTTTGGTTTCTTTTTGACTGCTTGTAACCAGCCTTTGAGGTAAGCAGTTGTATTGTCTGTTGGTTTAGATTGAATCTTAAGATTTGCAGCGATCAATGCACTGCCAAGTTCAGCAACTAATTCTTCGAAAGCATATGATTGTCTTTCTTGTGATAGCTTTCTGTTTAGTCTTTGGTCCGCACCTGTCCAATGTATAATCTCATGTGCCAGTACAGAATAGTAATCAATGTCTGTTCTGAATGTATCAAAGTCAGGCATACGGATTTCATCTTTTGATGGAACATAACAGGCTTTGTTGTGACCAGTATGAATTGTTGCTGGTATATTTGCGAACCAGTTGATGCACTGCTGTTTGATTGCTTTATTGGTTATCATTTCTTCTGTAACAAATGATTGTTCTGATTCCAGCTTTGGCAAACCTTTGACTTGATCACGATTGAATACAGCCCATGGTTTGAAATACTTGTAACTGTTTTCTGGATTGTCGTCGTCAATCTTTATGTTTGGTTGCAGTATGTATTGATTGTATGCAACTGCTGATTGACCACCAAGATCACCACCAAGTTCTTTCCATTGATTGTATGTACCCCATTGATTGCTAGTATAACCTCGCATATCTTTGACCATCCAAAGCCAAAAGCAATTCAATCCTTGATACTCATGTCCTTTGGTATTGATTGGAAATCTAAAGTCACGATTGTGCCAGGGCATTTGCCATTTGTTGTCAATGCCCTCTTCAATCTTATCGATTATGATTTGAACAATCTTGTCTGCTTTGCTCATTGTCTTTCTCCCATCTTGGAATTGTTATTGTTAAATGAACTATTGTATTTAATGCTACCCCAGCTATAACGAT